AGGCCCAAAATGCCCCAATTCCAACCCCTATATAAACCAGACACTAAAGGTAACCCCTGTATCTGGTCTATCGCAGTCAACGATGATTCTTACACAATTTCCCACGGGAAAGTAGGTGGAAAAATCCAAGACAAAACCACCATCTGCACACCTAAAAATGTAGGTCGCAGTAACGAAAGCACAGGCAGTGAGCAAGCACTCAAAGAAGCCGAAGCCAAATGGATCGAGCGTAAAGATCGTAAAGGCTACGGCCTGACTGTTGATTCTTCAACAGCCTGCAAAAAACCCATGTTAGCCATGGATTATCACAAAGCAGGACACCGCATGCCCTACCCTTGCGCTGTACAGCCTAAGCTAGACGGTGTAAGGGCGTTGCTCGAAAGAGTTAGCGACGACGTTGTGTCCATCACGTCTCGTACAGGTAAAGAATTTGCCGCTGATCTTAGCCACATCGAAGCGTGGGCGATCAAGCACCTCGAAGTGGGCATGATCCTAGATGGTGAGCTGTACGTTCATGGTAAAGAGTTAGAGGACATTGTGTCCGCTGTTAAAAAAACCAAACCTAGCACAGCTGATATTGATTTTTGGGTCTTCGACTATTTTAAGCAGAGCAGTTACGCCCCCGATGCGTCCCGCAATAAATGGCTATGTAGTACCTACAAACATAACCCCTTAGTTAATGGCCCCATACACATCGTTGAAAATACGCTGGTTGCTTCCGAAGCAGAAATGAAAGAACGCCATAAGCTGTATATTAAAACAGGGTATGAAGGTCTTATTCTACGCAACCCCGCTGGCCTGTATAAAGCAGGGCATCGATCCCCCGATCTTCAAAAGTATAAAACATTCTTAGATGAAGAATTTGAGATTAAGGGCATCCTCGAAGACAAAGACGGCAACCCTGTCTTTCGGTTAGCGAGTGGCGATTACTCGTTTACTTGCGTCCTTAAAGGAGACAAAGACACCAACAGAGCCAAGTTCATCACGGGTAACGCCGATGTTATTGGTAAATTCATGACTGTGAAGTATCAAAAGAAGTACCGAGACTCAGGACTGCCCCAGTTCCCTACTGGTGTAGCAATCCGAGACTACGAATAACTAATAACTAGAGGAAGACCTATGGAAGAACAATACAAGGAACAATACGACGAACTGTGTGAAATGATTAGAGGGTCATCCCCTAATTGGACTCACAAAGAAACCTTAGACAGATGCGCAGCGCAGGTAGACGCATTACTTGCGTTAGAAGATCCATCGCAACTGGATAAAAACGAAATCAGCCAACACCAACCCGGCTGCGTTGACCAATACCTTTCGCAACTGGATAAAAACGAAATCAGCCAACACCAACGCGATTGGATGGACAAACATACTAACGATTAAGGAAGACTCATGAGTAAGCAACAATACAGATGCAAGGTTTGTGATGGTCAAAAGTTAACACTTAGGTCAACTTGGAGAAAGCCTTATGAGAAGTTTTTTAGCAAAAGCAACAGTGAGCTTCGATGTAATTGCAGGTTTCGAGCTCACTGACACTGAGTATAAACGTGCTATCACTAAATATGGTGACCTGGACACATTTGCAGCCAATGAGATCAAAGGGGACCAGTACACAGCTGGTCCAGAATCAGACTCTGATTTTCAATTCAGAGCGGTCATGGAGACCACGTTAAAGAAGAAAATAACTAACTAAGGAGTACATCATGGGAGCTTACGAAGTCATAGAACAAGACTCAATCCTAGCATTACCCGAAAAACTAAATTACGACCCTATTCGAGAGCCACAGACGCGCAACGGCACGACTGTAATCGACAAATTCTGGGTCATTAACCCCAGAACCGATCAAGTGATTGGCGATGGAAAAACTCAGCATAGACCCGTCAACTTTAACCTGATGTGGGAATCACTACGTCAAGGTTTACTCAAATCTTCATTAGACCTAACCGGTGCTACAACGAACTTTTGGGGCTATAACAGGGACGCTTCGTTTAGAGCAGAAATCGTATTACCAAACCACGATTTTGTTCGCCAACTGAACGAACCTGCCTGCTTAAAGATCAAAGTTGTGGATTCACACGATCAGAAATTCCGCCGTCAAGTCAGTGCAATGATAATGCGTTTAGCCTGCTTAAATGGTATGATTAGTATTGCGGAAAACACCTCAATGGCCCAAAAACACACCGCTAACTCAATGCCTGAAGTCATGGGTGCAGTAGCATCGGCTTGGCCCACAATGTTGACCCGAGAAGCTGATATGATGAACTATCTGCGCAACGTACCTGTCTCTAACGATGCCGCGTTGGACTTCTATAGCGAGAACCTGGCAAGTCGAAAGACTCGTACCGGCATCGAGACAAACAAAGCCCGTTTGAACTACATCATGCACATTCATGACAGCTATCAGATGCCTAATGATGCGTACAAAGTGTATAACACCCTTACTCACCTATCGACTCACATTGAGACTCAAAGGGAGGGTTCGTGCCAAATGGCGAAAAAGCTCAGAATGGAAAATGAGATCCAATCCATTATACAAGGCGCTTCATTTAAGCAATTAGCTAAGTTAGAAGACTACGCAATTGCTGCTTAGACTGTATTGTGAAATAGTAGTTCAGCTATTAACATAGAAGCTCGTTTCAAAAAGAACAAGGATTTTGATGAGCGACTTCTGTGATGACGCGAGCAAAACGTCAGAGCTTTATCTATCTATTGCGTTAAACAATCGACCTTCAGACGGCCCTGTGCCAAAAGGGTTTTGTCACAACTGCACGGAGCCTTTAGCGCAAGGGCTTCGTTTTTGTGACGTTGATTGCCGTGATGATTGGACGATCTTATCTGCACGAAAAGGACTTCTGTGATGACGCAGGCTAGCAATCTATGGAGCCAAGAGGAGATCGATTTCCTCACCGCAAAATTTGATGAACTAACCACTGCGCAACTAGCGCAAGTATTGGAACGAAGCATGGGTAGTATACGCGTTCAAGCCTGCCGACTAAATCTTTCGGCAAGGAACGGAAGAGAAAAAGCGTTTAACCGACGAAAACTTGAAGTCGAAAGATCCGCCTTCCTTAAAAACCCCTGCATGGTCACACCTTCCTCTCGCGTAGGTGACTACTGGCCTCGGTACCTCACACCACTATAACGCTGTCCTAGACAGTCCAGGAGCAAATATGACTAAGCTGACCTTCCTTGAAGCAGCCAACGGTACACACCTCTGTAAAACTTACACAAAAACAAAAAAGGGCAAGGTTCCTGCGGTTGTAGAACTCAATAGTTACGAGTATCAACCCGCCACAATACAAGAGCGCTATGCCTTGATGATGGAGCACGCCGCTAAAGGCCACTGTATGATTCGCGGTGAGCTGAGTAAGGTTTTATATAAAGAAAGCCGTAAGGGGCTTACTGACAAAACAAAACCCAACCCAACCCTATTCCTAGATATTGATAAGCTGCATCTGGAGAATTACACCGCCTCAACCTCAAAACTACGAAGTTCCGACGTAGAGTCCCTCTGTGCGCGAGTAGTTTCAATGCTGCCAATTGAACTACAAAACGTGAGCTATATAGGCCACGCTTCAAATTCTATGGGCTTGTCTGAGTCTGCATTTATCTCGATCCATATTGAATTCGTATTGGACGCCCCTGTTAACCCAGCCGTGTTAAAGAGTTACATCTCTCACATGAATTTCTCATGTGAAGATATTTCTAAACACCTCGTATTAGGGGACAAGAACACTGATGTTAAATCAATAGTAGACCCTGCTGTCGCTAGTAATTCGAGTTTAATCTTCATCGCTCCACCCAAATTTGTGGGCAAAGAAGACCCTTTTCTAAGCCCAGAGCATCGATTCTGTCTTGTAGAGAAAGGCAGCGACCTATTGTATTTAACAGCGCCACTTTTGCTATTGAATGAAGGTGTGATACACGCAACTAAAACTAAGCATATAGATGCTCTTCGTAAAATAATAACCTTAAAGCCTTATCGCCCGAAGAAGAAAGACTACATCACAAAAGAAGGTAAGTTACGAGTTGTCACAAACCCTGACCAATTCAAACTGACGGTTTGTGATATAGACGATGAATTCGTGCGCTTTAACGCGGGTAGTTCCGAAAGTTATAAGTATTGGGCTCGTTTAACCTCCCCGCACATCATCCATTGCTGGAACGGTGAGGACAGTTTCGAGTTCCCAAAAGCCGACCCTGAAGGCTACGCGGAGTTCTTGTCCGCTTATGAGAGCAACATAGATAAAGTCACCGACGAGACTGCCTTGGTCTTTCGAGACATTCGTACAGATAAACACTTCACAGTGCTCTACAACGCAAAAGATGATGAGATTTTACCTGGCCTTGAGAACGACGACATATACATTTATGAGTCTAAATCTAACCATTTGGAAGGTTGGCTCTCTGAGTACGGGCAACCCTTACCTGACCCTATCCAATCGTTGCACTACGTTTACAACCCGATGGAGACTACGACAGTCCGCCACGAACTTAATGGCCTCGTCAATAAGTATCACGCACCTAAACACGTAAAAACACCCAAGGCAATCGACCCTGAATTTCAAGGCATAACCTACCACCCTGAAAGTGACAGCAACATGGGTGGTGCCCTACTGAAACAACTGTGCCCTCAGATATACAAAGTGATGTGGCACATGACAGGCAGTACTGAAAAGGAATTCGAGCACTTCATTAATTGGCTCGCTGCAGCCATTGATAAAAAAGAACCCTTACAAACTGTGTGGATATTCTCAGGTACGCAAGGTACAGGTAAAGGCTTGTTCTTCAATTATGTGCTCACGCCAATGATTGGTAAAACCAATGTTGCAACTAAAGCGCTATCGGCAATAGAGGACACCTTCAACAGTTTCCTCTCTGACAAACTGTTTGTCGCTATAGACGAGTTTCATGTCACAGACTCGAAACAAGACCTCAAACTTATGGACACGCTTAAATACTACACAGGTGGAGAGAATGTAGACGTTAGGTCAATGTACCGTGAATCCAAGAATATGAGACTGTTCGTTAACTTCATATTTTTCTCCAACCACAGTGACGTAGCTCGACTAGAAGATGGTGATCGTCGACATAACGTGGGCTTCCCGCAACCGCTGAAAATCACTGAGGCATACCCTGAACTGTTTACAAATGACGTTGACTTAAAATCATTACTCGCCGCTGAAGTTGAGGACTTATACGCCTTCCTGCACTCTTTCGATTACGACCAACACGCTGCTACAACCGTTATGGAAAACGAGGCTAAACGAAATATGCGCGTGGCTGGTATGGGGGTTCATCAGAAATTCTGCTTTGCATTACGAGAAGGTGATCTTGACTACTTTGTGGAGAACATGAATGCGCTTCAAACCACGCCATCACACTTACTTAATGTTAAACAGAGCGCTGAGAAGGTGCTGACTAAATGGATTGATGAAGCCGTCAATGAGCTGCCGAGCTTAGTCGCTGTTGCGGAAGCACACGCAATGTACCTTGTATTGAACCCCGACAGTAACTCAACAGCTCAGAAGTTCGCAACCATGCTAACTCGAAACGACGTTACGCAACAGAGAGTACGGCGAGGTGTTGGTGTACGCGCTAAATACGTTGCAACGCGATTCAAGTTCACTGATTACGCTGCTACGGATTACTTAGATAAAGCACCTAATGTCATTCCTGCAGAAAAACGAGTGACTAATATGGTCGACATACCTGAATTCAACCTTAAAAAGAAGAAACCTAACCAATAGGAGGGTTTATGTACCCACCCTTAGACAGACTCGCCGCTTATGAAGTGCGGCATCTTATCCAACCAGCTCTATTAAAAGAGGGCTGCGAGGTTGCACTGCTTAATGAATACCTCGTTAGCGAGCTAGAAGCCGCCATGATTAAAGACCCGCAAGCCATGAGAGCTCATTTAGTCAGCTTGTATCAATATATGAATATAAAACCAGTGGTGCACTAATGGATAACATCCCCGAATTTAACCCTAAACAACATGACTTAAAATCCAAAGCGACAGAGCCAGTGTTTGCTGGCGCTATATTTGACCCCCTTGCAGCAATTGAATCTGCACGGCGGGTGAAGCTCGCTCGACTCGAACCTTTAGAAGCGCCATTGGGGTTAATCCCCACTACATCTTTTTCATCTCTATCTAACTTTGAGAAATGCCCCTGGCATCTGTACCTCACCAAGATTGAGAAGTGTCCTGATGTAGCCGGCCCTGCAGCTCAAAGAGGAACTGAAATACATGACAAAGCGGAAAATTACATCACGGGTAAAACCATCGATGACGAGATACCAAAAGAGTTGGTTAAATTTGAAACGCTCTTTAAAGACATGCGCTCGCGTTATTCTGACGGGGCTATTCATGTTGAAGAAGACTGGGGATTCACCCGAGATTGGGAAAAAACCGGATACTACGCAAAAGACGTCTGGCTCCGAATGAAGCTAGATGCGCTGGATATGGAGTCGCCTACATCGGCCCAAGTTTATGATTGGAAAACAGGGCGTAAGTTTGGCAATGAAGTAAAACATGGGCAGCAAGCCCTGCTCTATGTTATTGGCACTTTCGCTTTATTCCCTGAACTTGAATACATCAAAAGTAACATGGTTTACACCGACAAAGGTGAAATCATGACCACTGGTTATTCACGCGACCAAGCCATGCTGTTTTTTGACCGCTTCAATTTACGATTCAATCAGGCAACTACCTGTATTGACTTCAAACCTACGCCCAATGCTACATCATGTAGATGGTGTCCCCACGCCAAAGTGCAAGAAGGCTTAGACAACCCCGCGTGCCAATGGCGTTACGCACCCCACTAGGAGTAAATTTTATGTCTTGTTATGAACACGCTGATGGTGGCTACATCATCCCTACCCGCGAATGGCCTAAATTCCGAACAGACTTTATCAAACGTGTAAATTACTTCCATAAGGAAGTTAAACAACGCGCTACTGATTACGCTAATGAATTTAACGCTCAGCCAAAGAAGCAGCGAACTAAAAGCGAGCCTTGGAGCTGCTACCCTCCTATGATACCTGCAAGGGCTGAATGGCCTGGGAGCACTTCTTGGCTATCAACACCTGTAAATGATGTGCTGGACTTTAACCACACCACTTATAAATACACTGTTAATAAAAAAGCCCTAGAGAAACACCCTACATCCAAAAGCTTTGGGATCGATATTGATTGTACAACCATAAGCCTCGATAACCACACCCGTAATATTTCAATCCATGTGGAAGATAATAATAAATCATTCGTTAGGTTTGAAGATCACCCCTTATCCGAGATTTTACTACGGTGCTTAAACCGAGTGAACTGGACGCGTGGTTCAGGAGGTTACCTTTTGTACCGCAACGAATTCCATGACCATTCAGCCTCCGACAAGATTTGGCGCTATGGCCCTAAAGGAGATAGATCATGAGTGAGACTTACCACAACAAAGATTTCCCCTTTGAAGAAGTTTCACGGATGGACGATGACGGTAATTGCTGTGGTGATTACGCAAATACCCCTCATGAGTTAATGAAACTTGGGTATGCCGAGTCGCAAATTTGGTCAGTGTCGGACGGTGACGAAGAGATCATTCAAGAGGATGGACGCCGATTAAACTTTTTAGTATACGGCCCGTCAGGTATGCACATTAATGTGATTGGCTACATGGCTACTAAAGAACATCACGACGGCGATACTTTTTACGAAGAATCATTTTTAATGGAGCCTTTTGACTATGAGTAAACACATAGTACATGAACGTAAGATCAAAGAAACTAAGCTAGCCGAAGCTATCTATGTTCGCTGCACCGGTGACGCTATGTTTCATGAAAATAGTCAGCTGGATGGTATCTCACCTGAAGAATTGACGCTTATCGCTAGTTACGCATTCATTGCAGCAAAAGAATTCACTGATTTAGAGGGAATGACTGATGAAGAACGGAAGAAGTACGCCACTACCTGTGCCGCACGACTTGTTGCCGCTATTTGAGCACCAAGTATCGACTATTGAGTTCTTGCTTAACCAGGAGCGGGCCTTAATCACATCTGACGCGGGTACAGGTAAGACTCGATGCGTGTTAGAGGTGTTCAAACAGTGCGATGCGAAACGTATGTTGGTTGTAGCGCCCTTATCTATCCTAAAACCTGCTTGGGGTGACGATATTGACCAATGGACTCCCGAATTGACTTGGGGGATTAGCACGGCAGGGTCAGATAAGAAACGCCGTGAAGCCTTCGAGACGGGTTGTCAAATTGTCATCACCAATCACGATGCTGTTAAGTGGCTACTCAAGCCTGAAAACAACAGTTTATTGTACGATTTTGACATGATTTGCGTGGATGAAGTCACGGCATTTAAGAATCCTAGCTCTGACCGTAGCAGCGCCATACGAGACCTTGTAGGGATGTTTGAGCGAAGGGTAATGATGTCAGGAACCATCACACCGAACTCTGTAACGGACATCTGGCACCCTGTAGTCCTACTTGATGATGGGGAGCGTCTAGGTCGATCTTTCTATGGATTTAGACTGCAAGTATGTACCCCAAAACAGGTGGGGCCTAACCCAAATCAGGTCAAATGGCTTGATAATGTAGGGGCCGAAGATCAAGTGGCTGCCAAGATACATGACATTACCATTCGCTATCGTTTTGAGGATTGCATCGACATTCCTGAGAACACAAGTCGCATGATGTACATTGATCTGCCGCCACGCTTGCAAGCCAGTTATACCGTCCTTAAAGATGAAGCAATATTAGAAGCCGAGAGTGGAGCGATCATTAACGCCATCCACGCGGGAGCCAAGTACCAGAAATTACTCCAATTGTGTTCAGGTGCAGTGTATGACGAAAACGGGGCAACCCAAGTCTTCAGCACTGACCGAAGCCAGTTGGTCATGGATCTAGTTGCAGAGCGTGATCACACAGTAGTCGCCTTTAACTGGAAACACCAGAAACACGAATTGTTGAAACTCGCCAACAAAATGGGCTTTGCCTATGCTGTTATTGATGGCGAGGCTTCACGGTCTGATCGGGAAAAAGCAGTCGAAGACTTTCAAGCTGGAAAGCTCAAAGTCTTATTTGCACATCCTGCTTCAGCGAGTCACGGACTGACTCTCACAAAAGGTTGCGCCACTATTTGGGCCAGCCCTACCAATCGATCTGAACTGTTTTCACAATTTAACTCGCGCATATACCGTGCGGGTCAAAAGCGTAAGACAGAAACGATCACTATCGCAGCTCGCGATACCTTTGAAGAAGATGCTTACAATACCTTGGATGGCAAATTAGCCGCTATGGGTTCCTTGTTAGATATTTTTCAGAAAAACACGGCATTTGCCGCATAATTAAAATATAGAGGAAGTACCTATGTCAAATTCAATTAGCACCCCAATTGATTTCCCAGCAGCGTTCAAAGAAGCCGAAGTGACGACTCCTTTTGACAAGTTATTGCATACCCTTGCAATGGCTACGAAAAGTGTTAAAGCTGAGCGTGACCGCTTAACTAAAGACGCAGAATCAGCTGAAAAGTTTAAGCTGGCTGTTGATAAGCTTAGTGGGCTTAGCACGAAGCTCAGTGACCCTGATCTTATTCCAGACTACATGGAAGCTGCCCGTGAAATGGGTCGGGCGAACACAAGTCGTTTAGGCCGAATCGAAAAGTCTATTCCACAGTGGGATATAATCAACGAATGCTTTAGTCATTCTCAAGGTTTAATGTTCTCTTTAAGCGAGCAGTTTGAAGATGAAACCGAAACTAAACTTGCGCTTGCTTCATAGGAGATAACCATGTCCGATATGACCTTAAAAGAGCTATTAAACACAGCTAAAGTGTTACGTGATGACAAGCGAGCGCTTGAGAAAGACGTAACTATAATTAGTGTGAGCCTTGAGGAAATTAAACAGCAAATACGCATAAAGATGCACGCCGAAGGCATCGAGCGTACTGCTGTGGACGGGATTACCGTGTCGCTATCGGATGCTACAGTATACAATGTTGCTGATTATAGTCTTTTTCAAGAATACATCTTGGAAAGTGGACACACCCACCTCCTGCAAAAGCGTGTAGCCAACCTACATGTAAAGGAACTTATGGAAGACCCGCGTTTCCTAGAGAAATACAAAACCGTCCCTGGTCTTGTTGCTTTTGAGAAGCAAAACGTCAACCTGAGAGTTAGCTAAATATAGCATTTTAGTAGCTGAACTGTTATAATTACAAGGTCTACTTACCCCTAATGTGAGTAGGCCATCCTTTATCCTTTATCCTTTAAAAAAGTGAGAAACCAATGACCAAATCAATTATTTCCTTTGAATCTGCCGACACCCTACCAGCCCACCTATTAGGTGGTGCAAATCTCGGTAACGAAAACGTATCTGCCGAAGATATGGCTATCCCTCAGTTAAAACTAGCACAACTCATGAGTGGTGAAATGAAGAAAACCGATGCTAAGCACCTCAAGGGGCTAGAGATCGGGCACATCTTCAATACCTTAACGGGCGACTTCTTCGATGCGATGTATGTTCTAAACTTAAAGTTCGAGGCTGGATTTACGATCTTTAAGAAGCGTACCGCAGGCGGTGGTTTTGAAGGCTTTCACCAAAACCTAGGTGATGCACACCAGCATCTAGCCGATAACAACCTCAATGAAGAAGAGCATGACCTCGTAGACACGGGTATCCACACTGTAGCTTATTTAGATGCTACGGGGGAAAACATAAACAGTGTTGCGCGAATCTACATGTCTGGTGCTAATAAAAAGGTATCTGATGCGTGGAATACTAACATTGCCAGCTACGATTGTGATCGTTTTGGAACAGTCTGGGAGTTAACCTCAGTTGAGGAAAGCAACAGAATGGGTCAAGGCTATCAAGTCTTCAAAGCAGCGAATAAGGGTGCAGCGGGTGCTGAACTTTATAAGCAAGCAAGGTCAACCTACTTCGCTATGAAGGGTATAACAGACCCAACTATCCACTAAGTACCTTAACAAGAGCTATCCTTCGGGGTGGCTTTTTTACCTCTGGAGTAAATTATGAAATATAGAGCAGAAGTTGCCTATACCGGTTCATTAACCATTGAAGCAGACTCAAAAGAAGAAGCCCACAAGAAAATAGAGGTTATGAATAGCGAAGCATCTATTACCAAAGCTTGGGATGACTCATTTTTTGGTATCAACCACATTGATAGTGTGCATACGTATGTTAAAGAGACTGATCGTTTTATAGCGGCCTAAGTACCTTAACAAGAGCCATCCTTCGGGGTGGCTTTTTTATTTGTGGAGTAGACCATGAGTATTGATCTATTAGGACTCGCTATAGGCATAAGTATAGGGATTCCTTTCGGAGTAGCTTTAACTTACATAGCGCGGTATTTGTTAACGGGTAGGCGAAAGCGGCAGTACCTTCAATTCGCTCGCGAAATGTGGATTGAGTCCCGTAACACATCCTTTATTAATCAAATGAAGAAAGCTGACGATGAACGAGCATAGTTACATTAAATCCATACATAAGATGCTCCCATCCAGTATCTATAAATGGAAAATTAATGACAACTTTCATGGCGGCGTAGCTGATGCCTACTACTCTGGTGCGGCTGGCGACCTGTGGATTGAGTATAAGTACCTGGCTAATCCCCCAAAGAAACAAACTACCGAGATTAAAACCTGCTTAACAAAGCAGCAGCATTATTGGCTAAAATCCCGACAACAAGAAGGGCGTAATATTGCCTTAGTAATTGGTATGAATGCTCCTTTCGGGATGAAATGGAAGAACAACCTGATTGTGACTGACTTTTCTCAACCAGTGACTTTAGGATCTTTTAGCAGTTCAGCTATTGACAAGCGTGGGGTAGCTGAGTATATAATGCGAGAATGCTTAGTTACACTCGATTCGAAACTTGTACATTAAGCATAACACCACCCTAAAGGAGCAAAGATTCCGTGGTGTACTATCATAAACACTAGAATAGGAAGAAACCTGATGGCTAGAGCGAGTCTTCTCGTAGGTGCTGCCGTGTCCCCCGAATCTGAGGCCCGAGCTGTGCAACGTATAATTCAAATATACAATCGACAAAAATATGAAGATGGGCTAAATCAAACAATCCTCGCTAAACGAATGGGATTGAAGCAACAAAGTGCAATATCACAATACTTCCTCGAGAAAGTTCCTTTGAACATGACTGCGGTTGTAAATTTCGCCCAGGCAATGAGTGTCTCCCCATTAGATATTTATCCTGAATTAATGGAACCAGTACGCACCTCTTTCTATCCTCAGATAGAAATACAAGTGCGCTACGCAATACGAGGAAAACCAACTATCCAAGCGATACAATCTGTAGAAATCCAAGGGGACTTGGAGCCTTATGCAGTACAGATTGATGTAGACCACTATCTACCCTACATCGCGAAAGACTCATTCATTGTATGCTCAAATCGTGTTAAACCACAGGCTGGAGCAGAAGTGTTCGTAGAACTGAACGATGGGATTCGTTTCGTTGGGCGCTTTTTTAATGACAATGCAGGGATTACGCAAATTCTGAAACTGCAGGATAATTGCACGTATGATCTTCAATCGGACGAAGTGAAAACATGCGACATGGTAATAGGGACTCACCGTGCAACTAACTGGGAGCTAAAGGACTAATGCTCATAACTCAGTTAACCGACAACCGAAGTCGCAATATGGCGTGGCAATCACAAGATACTTATCGATGGCACTTAATCCATACGGGACGTTATCTAACTCAGCGTGACGGGCCAAGGATACGTATAGAAACATACGCTCGCTTGCGTATGTTTGCGAATCTTGAAACGCCCTTTGGAAAAGGATGTAACAATTTATCAAGTGCTGGGCCTCCATAAAATAAGTAGCTTTTTTTACACCCTAAATAGCAGTTGAACTCTTATGACCAATCACCCCACAGAAGATCCTTCAGTTGAGACCCCTTCTTTAACTGGGGGATCTTCTTCTTACTACAAAATAGAAATTAAGCACCCAACGACGCTAGATGCGTCTTATTGGGCCGAATGTAATGACATTATTGAAGCACTAGAAATGAACTTCGCGGAAGGCAACGCGTTTAAAGCAGTTTGGCGTCGTGCAGCGAAAAGGCAGGGGCGAGGAAAGCCCGGCAATTCGGCATTGTACGACTCGGAGAAAGTTGTTTTCTTCGGACAGCGTTTGGTAATTCAAGCGCAGTAGGAGTACCCTATGTTAGACAGAGTAACCATAAGTAAGTTTTCAGAACTGTCAGGCTATACAGAAAAAGCAATTAGGAATAAGATCAGTGAAGGTGTCTGGCTTGAGAATGAAGTGTTCTCCCGCGCACCTGATAGCAGAATACTGATAAGTCTAGGAGGCTATGAATCATGGGTAGACAAAAAACGTACCACGGGGTCAAACCGTCTAAAGGTAAAAACACGATCAGCGTCAGATTCACCTACCCTTACGGCAAAAAGAGGCAACGTGAATTCATTAAACTCGAGCCCACCCCCGCTAATCTAGAACTAGCATCCCTTCATTTAAAACAAATCAATATTGCTATCAAGAATGGTACTTTTGATTATGCAGAAACTTTCCCTGAGTCACCTAGAGCAGCCCTGTACGCTAACCGACGATTATTTGGAACATTCATGGTGCATTGGCTTGCCAACCACTATGTTATAGGCCCTGGTACTTATACATTTTACAGACGACTCGTCGAAGGCCAAGTATTAAAAACCCCTTTAGCTAAAATTCGTGTAGCTGATTTAACGTGGCTCGATGTTAAAAACTGGGCATTGAAGATGGATGTCCTAGCAGCAACTCGCTCTCAACGAGTCGCTGTTCTGCGCGATGCGCTTAACTCAGCAGTAGAAGAAAGCATCATTACTGTAAACCCCTTGTTAGGCAAAAAACTAAAAAGCCCTAAAGTCATAATAAAATCTGAAGCCACTCGAGTTGATCCCTTCTCTTGGGATGAACGGGACGCTATTAAGAAAGCTGCACGTAGACAGTTCGGATTACAACTAATGTTTCAGTTCTTCACAGGACTGCGCCCAGAAGAAATAAGAGGTCTTTGTTGGAGTCGTGTCGATTTCATCGGATGCACTATTCTAATAGATCAAGTAATCGTTGACGCAAGCCCTAATAAATTCCAACCTCCTAAGTCGCAAGCCTCTTTTCGGACAGTCGATTTAGTTGGCCCTGCAATGCAATGCTTACTTGCCTATAAAGAGTACACCTTTCTTAGAACGAAAGCGCCTAATGATATTGTATTTACGAATCCAAACACGAATGAGCCTTGGAGCACGACTAACAAAATACGCGATCAATGGATTGATGTGCTAAAAAAAGCGGGAGTACGCTACCGAGTCCCTTATCAAACTCGGCACACTTACGCATCGACCATGTTGCAGGTTGGAGAAGACTTAGAGTATGTTGCAAAACAAATGGGGCATGAAGACAGCACGACCACATTAAAATATTACGCGCGGTTTATCCAACAAAAAGGTGTCAAGCACGGGTCTTTGTTAGAGGAAGAGTATAAGAAGCAAATTGGAAAATAGGTACACTTTTTGGTACAAAAAGGTCACTTAAAGGTCACTTGCAAATAAAATCCCTTATATATCAAAGGGTTGAATGGTGCGGACGGAGAGACTCGATCTATTATATACACCCTACTTATGCCACTAAGTAATTGATTTACAAGTAAATATTCATAGCAGCTAAACTACTAATGACCCCTAATTACCGTCCTTTCCTGCCAAAGCGGTCACTTTTGCGGTCACTTTTTTAATGCAAAAATGTGTAGGTTTCGTGTACAAAAAAAAGTAAGCTATGTTTAACTAATACGGAGTAATAATTATGGGATTCTTTTCATGGCAATGCGCCGAATGTAACGAGTCGGTAATGAACAAGTGGAGTCACCAGCCAGAAAAGTCTGACTGTGTACTCGTTACACCAGACAAAAACTATCATGACCCTGCCTATGACGGCCATGGAGTGTTCGATGGTGCTGATGTTTACGAGATGCTTGGGGATGGTGATCGAACAAAAGGAATCTATGCTGACCCCAAAGATCGGCCGTTCAAGATAAAGCTGCTACACTCTCGATGTCATTCACCCTCTAAGAGTTACGATGATTACAGTGAGTCAGCTAGCTGTCCTGATCAGGGATTCTTTGGAGATGATAGAGAAGTGGATGAATATGGGGATCCACTTTAATGCAATCTGGGCTTCGCCGTTGTCCGACTTAGCTCACCATCTTTCTTATGATAAGTCACCGCCCTGGCACATCGCCAACTCACGTATCCACCCCTTGCCGAATACGCATCCCGTGCTGACAAAGTAGGATGCCTTTCTACAATCGCGCCACCGCCTTCTGCAATTTCTTGCTCCTGATGATGATAGTGTCCGGTGTGTATATACGTGTACTCAGCTTGGCCCCACATCTTTCTAAACTTAGGCTCACTCGCAAACAACATCGGTAAGCGTTTGTTCGCTACTTTGTGTCCGTGATGGAATCCTAACAGAATGTCACCATGCTGTTCTGCATAAAAGGGCAGCGCCTCGATGTTCACCTCGACGCGAGGATTGTCTGCAAAAATCTTATTCATGGCAATACGCAACCAAATCGAACCCGATTCATCATGGTTGCCCTCGCACATAAGCAACTTAACTGTACGGTGCTTTTGTAGCAGCAACCCTGTCACTTCGCAAATCACTTCAATAGCCAATTCAATACATTCGGCATAACGACCCGACGCATCCAATACATGTTTACTTTGTGGCGTTACCGCGTCCAGCCCGTCAAAATGCAAAAAATCTCCTAACTGGTTAAAGATAGCGAACTCAGATGGCGGACTCTGTGAAATCAAATCTTGGAATGCGTTTATCATCACTGACTTCGCTGTCGGTAAATCCCATCGTTCACCACCCTCACCTTCCCACGCCAACATACCTAAATGAAAATCCGTGAGTGTGTACACAGTGCATAGTTCTTCATTGGGTGTTGCGGCTGGCGGCTTGATAAGCGGTATGGTCTGCATTTTCTCTGCAGCCTTACCTAATAAGTCTTGAAGTATGTCTAAATTTTCAGATTCTTTAAAGGCTGTTTTGTACCATGTGAGCGTACCATCATCATCCTTCTTCAAGAATGAGCGCCCTTTTAGAATCTCACTTGGAGCCGTTGGCTGATTTAATCCAGCGTCAGGTGCGAAGCCTTCTTCTCTCGCTATGCGTTCCTTCATGTGCTTTAACGCACGACGCACTTGCCGTTGATCTTGCCCTAGATCAAGACATGCCTGGTTAATTGAACCAGCTGCTGTAATAGCCTCTATCTTTTCTCGTTCGTGAGGGCGTGCATAAGGTAAGTATTCGCTGTAATTCATGTTTAGCCTTTTTATAGAGTTAGCATTTATGGTTTAGTAGGCCATTGATAATTAGCCGTAAACGTGTAGCTATGGAACCGCGCGCGTAACTCAGTGCGATACGCTTTCCACTCATCTAATACTGTAGACGTAAGTGTTTCAGAACCTTCAAGGTGACGTAATATAACGATGTCAGACTCGCTAAAAATACGGGCGTGTTTTTCTTTAAACTCATCAAGTGTCATCACGTAGTCAGAAAATAAACCAGTGTTACTGTCTAGCTTTTGCCCAACAGAACACTCAACTTCATCTGCTGGCACAAATAAGTAATTCTCCATCGCATCTCTTTCTTCCGCCGTTACAGACAAATGAGTGACAAGTCGTGTGGTTTCATCAATAATTGTGTACATAATTGCCCTAAGATAAGTTTATTTGCGCCGCACCTGATACACCGCTACCACTGCCTTTATAGTCGCCTTGCCCGTAATTCACATAGCTTCCACCGCCTCCACCGCCCACAGTGATTTCAATGTAATCCGTTGTCGCACTGACTCCTACGTTATAAACTGCGTAGGCCCCTGCAATGCCAGGTGAGGCGCAAATGTTGTCATACCAATCTCCGAAGCCCCCGCCGCCTGCACCATTTCCGCTTGCGTTAGTACCGTCTCTATTACTGTAGCCTCCACCCCCTGATCCATTGAAGATTCCACCTTGACTAACTGACTGCCCTCTACCACCATAATCATTTGCATTATTGTAGGGGGCGGGATGAGATGCATAAGTGTTGTAAGGGCTAGTATTGTAAATTCCGTTCCAATCACCCACTGGCCCACCTTGACCTCCACCAACGGTATAAGTGTGCCGTGTAGTACCATTGGACCTCTTCACTCTCACTGTGGTTGATCCGCCCGCCGCGCCAGCGCCACCACCGCCAACGCCAGCGCCACCGCCACCACCGCCACCACCGCCTAATATTTTTATGTTAATCGTTCTATTTACGTCAGCACCAATCAAGGGTCTAATGTAAGTGCCTACATTCACATACTGCGTTGTTGCTGCTGGAGCTACTGCAACAGATTGGGTGCCCACCATTTGGACAGTAGTGCCGTCAAAATATATATAGCTCGTTGAAGAACCCATGTTGAAACGTAATTGCCCACCCGTCCTACCAAAGAACAGACCTGTATTGTTAAAATCATCACCACTGGTCTTACCCCAAGCAATAGCGCCGTTTGTGTTATTAACGTTTAAAGTGCCACTCAAAAACATATTGGCTACGTTTAGTAAGGAAGTATCAATTCGGTCTGCGCTCAAGTAGCCTGATACAATGTCTTCCGCTGCAATGGTAATTGCCGCGAACTGTGCTGCAGTCAGTGTGCCCGTGACATTAGCCATATCGACTACCAAATTTGCAATCTTGGCTACGTTAATCGTTGCGTCAGGAATAGCATCATTAATAGTTGAGGTGACAGCAATTGTCCCTGCGGTTGCATTAAACGGCCCTGTCACTTCTGCGGCTGACACGAAACGAACCCAGTAATAATAAGTACTTCCATGAGATACTGAGTCTGAAAATATCTCGCCTGCTGCTATGCCTATGAGAACTGCTGTGGATATATTATCTACAGTATTGCGATATACATTAGCTGTTAAATCCTTACGTTGTGGTTTAGACCAACTGACTATAATTCCCGTAAAACCGCCTGCAGTGACAAGACTTGTTGGCGCTGGCGGTTGACTCGTATCGCCAATAATAGGCCGAGGACTAATAGGTAAGCCCCCAGTTCCACCTCCGACAATAGGTACTTCGGGCAAGCCCGATACAGTAATAACCCCATTCTCATAGAGATCACGGACTGTTAACCCTCGATCAAGTGGATCACCTCTTCGACCAAGGCGTACTTCCGTGGCTTCTTTAAGCGCTTTGACAGCAGGGTCAGTGCTATTCGGGATAGCAGGTAGCTTTGTCTCTTTAGACAAGGGCGGCAAGCTCCTGTACTGATGTAGCTATTTTTACATAATCCACATGAGCTGAACCTTCTAGCTCGATACGCCATTCATCTGCAATATACCCAGCGGGTAGTTGGCTAAATGTATCGTCTGTACACACAACAGTTGCTCGGAGGACATCATCCCCATAGACTTTAACCGTCACGGTACCTGCGCATGAGACTTTCAACGCTGCAAGATTCACAGGTGATGGTGATTCAAAAGTCTTCGACTTCCATGTGTAATTAAGCTCTGTTCCCGTGGCCCATTTTTTAAGTGAACTACCATCCCCTATATATAGGGCATCCTCTATGGATGAATAAAACCCGCACGCCGCGTTTACGTCTGTAAACACCCATGCTTGTTCAGTGCTTTCAGGGTCAAACACAAAACCTTGTGTATCAGTAAAGCCGACATACTTACCTTCGTAACGATACGCGTGAATCTGAGAAGGGTTGATCGCTTGCCACTGTTCGCGAGTAAAAATAGCTTTAGTAACTACTTGGACTTGGTTACCTGATACGAGCACTAACCCATCAGGACTTGCATAAATAGTTGACTCACCCATGTCCACTACAGAACGCTTACTTACACAGGATTGGAATTCATCTAACTCAATAATAGACACGCTGGCAGGATCGTGACCTACAGCAAGATGAGGCTTACCTGTCGTAGCAATAACTAAACCTTGGGAATTGGGGGAGATGCCTACAATATCGTCTTTAATAGAATAACGATAACCTAACGGGAATGCGTAAGGGATGTACACTTCTGAATACACCAGGGACTTGCCTGAAAACCCTACAATAGAACCACTTGGTAATGCAGTCGCCCCAAGCATCTGCCCCGTTGGAAAGTCAGCAGCGTCATCATCAGGAGGACGTACCCAAGTCACTGTAGGGATCACCTCACCTAAACCTGCATCTGTAAGATTATCCACTAAAGTCACTGATCCAATAGATACATCCGCAACAAACTGAAAAGCTGTTGCTGCCGTACCTGAATTACTACGATAAACGCGCTTAAAAGAACCTGCCGCGAAATTATAGTTACCTGTAATGGCTGTTGGCAGCGTAATAGTCACATTCTGACCGTCACGGACATTAACAGTCGTAGATAACGGGCTAATAGTGGATTCTTCACCCCAAGCATCCACCCATGTATAGAGGTAAGTGCGGTAATCGTCTAGTGAATCTACAACTGGAGTGCCTCCCACCGATAATGAAGGAGCAACTGTGGGTGCAGGGAGCCCTAATCGGTATGAAGCCAGAGGCATAGGGCTAGCGCCAATAGCAATATCATTTCGTGTAATTCGGGGATAAGTATCTCCTGTATAGACTACCTTATTGGTTACATCAAACGCATTAGGTACACGCGCAACATCTACGTCCATACCAAACTCGAACCATTTATCAGTAGTGTATTGATATATGCTTTGTGGAGATGTTGTTAATGGGTTAGGTGATACTGCAGCCGTAGTTTTGAGTGGTTTTAGGCGACCATCCCCTACCTCACAATTCTTTGCGTAAGTAGCGATGTTCGCTTTTAGTATTTTAGGTGACAGTGCAGTGGACATACCGCCAAAGTCTGCAAGAATAAAGCCTGGCATTAGTAACTCCAGATAGTAGGTCTAGGGAAGTGTCCTGTAGGCTCTAAATCATCAAGGTGTATAAATCGCGCCCCACCTTTTTGGTTAACACCGACACCTGTAATACCGTGTTTAAGAGCCACTTCTATTATTTGTAGTGCTCGATTGCCTCGAACACCAATATCCACAGCCCGCCCTGTAGCGTGTGCACCAGGAGTTGTTTTTCTCGCTTCAATGGGATGTTTAGGTGCGCGATAACCTGAAGTAATCGTGAATGGGAATCCACACTCATGTCGAATCGCATTAAGTTTGGCTAAGAATTCAGGTTGAATCCCATGATCCCCTGTGTGCTGACACTGTAATTCTTCAGGTGTGAAATAATTCATGGCTTTGGCACATCCCCATTAAAATAAACCCATATTGCTAATGCGCCAGCACCTAAGACCCATAGTATCTTTTTTACGATGCTCTCCCCTACCACAGCGTAGAACCGTTGATACGCTCTGTCTGCTGCCATCTCAGCGATTTCTTGTTTCTCGCTTTCAGTTAATGGTCGGTGATCCATAATCAATCCCTAAATACTATGTATATTAATATGCTTAGTAGCTGAACTGCTATTCTATAATAAAGCTAGCTTTTTCGCGCCCCTAGAGCTCCTATACCACCCAGTTTCCCTGATACCAACTTGGTCAGGAGACCGCGCATACCAAATTTGACAATATATACGCCCAAAATTAAATGTTGGTACCAAACTGGCATAGAAGCGAATGACTCAAACCCTGCCGTTACTTCTTCCTGATAACCTACGAAGGACGCACCTATCGGAACAAGTAATAGAGCGATCATTATGTCATCAACATAACTCTTATCCATTTGCTGCATGGCAATGTAGTCAAGGTTGTAGTCCTGAGATTGTCCGCTTTCGGCTAGTTTATGTGCTGCTGCTGCGCCAGCTACTTTGACATCAGCCTCCGCTTTAAGCGACACAATGGCTGCTGCTGACTTGGCCTTGGCGACCTGATTCTTTCCCTCTAGGTAGGTGCTACCTAAACTGGCTATTGGATTCAAAAAACTTAGAAAGCTCATAGACACCTCACTTTAAATAAACAGCTACGCCAAAAGCAGCGCCCATAATTATAAAAATAATACCAAACGCTTTTATGGCAACTGTTAGATTCTCTTCAATCGCTTGTTGTCTTTTATGTCTCGCCCTAGCCTCGGCTTTCTCATTTTCTTTTTGATCGCGGTAATATTGAGCCTTAAATTCAAGCCACTGATGGTAGCCCATTAGCGATTCCTTGTTTAAAAGCCAGCGTAATTCTTCCTCTTTTTTAGCAAGATCCTTTTTAGCCTGAAATGCAGCCATTATATCGCCAGTGCCATTTTCTACTTGTTTGGCGATTTTCTGCTCTGCTCCAAAATAGTCAGAGATGGCCTTACCCGCGTTTAAGAGGTCGCCTGAGTCTAAGACACATTGCTTTATTATTTTAAAGCTAGCTGAAGCAATCGCTAATTCAGCTAGCATATCCAAAGCCTCCGAGAATACTGTTGCATTTCATACGGCCCTTTAATTAGCTGAACTACTAAATATTCATTACGCTTTGAAACTTGCGGCTCAATAACCTGCGCCTGTCCTAGTGGTGCGAGAGTAGACGCCAGGTGAACCGGATAAAGAGCAACAGGGCTTGACCACATCAGATGCTTTCCACGTTCTTGACACAAAACGCGATAGTCGTGGCTTTTGGTTCAACTTTAATTGCTGCATAACCTAGAAACGGATTAATAACCCGTTCAAAGTTAGGTAATTTACTCACTTCGATTAGCTCCAACACACACGCTTTGGCTGTGCTGACACTCGTCATCAACACTGGCATCTGCGGCAAACCTGTCGCAAGCATGATGGCAATGACTACGGAGTACATTTAATAGCCTATTCAGGATCTTCTGGCTCAACCCAGTTTGGATTAGCAGCCCATGTTATGCCATCAAAGGTGTGCTTGCATCCGGCCCAACCAGAGGGGGATGTTACGCCGTCAACCAACGTACAGTTACCTGTATTCATGTCTCCGATAATAAAATCAGGAGTTGTAATAGAGTCTGCACCCATAGTAATAGCCACTGAATTAGCAAACATATACTTGCTAATGTTCGTGCCGTTCTCAATAATCGTCTTCATCTTAAATACCTTTTAATAAAATTGATGTTGCGGATAACGCCCTACCTGCTTCTACGCTAGGTGTTCCAGCAGTAGTAGAAATAGTACCGTCAGTCTGAACATAGTATGTTGAGTTAGTAGTTAAACCTGTTTGGTTAGACGAAACTCCCCCCGGAAGAACAATAGAAGCTGTAGCTGCATTAGCATACGCTGCCGAGGACATACCTATAAAATTATCAG